GAAGGTTGCGCCATCTATCTACTTTACTAGTATAATGTTATTTATGAAGGAGCAGAAGAGATACCAGGTATAACTAATGCATCTCCTGATACTATTCTAAAAACTGATGATCCAGATCCAACTAAAACATCATATACATATCTCCCTTCTTTTAAATTTCTAGTGGTTGTAGATCCTAATGATATTCTAAACTCTCCACCTTTTGCACTTGTGAATCCAACATTGAATGTTGCTTGAGCACCTAGTGTTGCACCAATAGCAACACTCTTTGCAAGTTGAGCAGAACCAGTATACCCAGTAAAATCAAAAGCAGTCCCAGATGTGCCAACCACAGTGTAGTCAGCATCTAAGTCTGCCCCTGTATTGATGGTGAGATTTACACCATATGCAACACCTGAACTAGGATCAAAAGTAAAAGTGTTTTTAGCCATTGGATAATGCTCTTAGTAAATTTTTGATTTCATTAATATCATCTTTTAAATTTTTCAAATCACTTTCCATATTATCTATCCTATCACTTCCTTGTTTTCTTTTAGAACGTCCATTAACATAATTATCATATTCAGAGTAATTCACATTTAAAATAGCATTGCTATTATTTTCACGAACTAAATCACCATGTCCTTTTACATTTGTGTGTTTCATATTATGCAAGTGCAATTACTCTAAGATTTCTCACTCTAGGTGGTTGAGATGAATTTGTTCCTGTTCCTACTATCTTAATACTAAAGTATTTAAAGGTAGCAAGATTATCTATGGTAAATTCATAATCATTATACACCACTTCATCTGCAAGGTAAGCTATGACATCAGTTTTAGATAAAGATTTATCTGGAAGACCACTGTTTTTTGCAGGATCTATGATTTGTCCAGTAGATAATAAATTATCATGTCCTGGAAAAGCCTGATAAACTAAATCATCATTTGGATTCTCTGAAATAGCATAGAATGCTCTTACATCACTGGTGACATTAATATGTGCTTCCATATGAATCTTAATTCCACTTGCTCCAGATTCTAGAGTAATTGGTTTGGATGCATATACAAATGCGTTAGGATCATCTTGTATTGTGTTGATTCTATTATCTGTTGTATAATCTGTTATGGGTTGATTTAACCTATTGGAAGTTAAAATAACAGCCATCCTATCTAAATCAATCACAGGAGAGAGTGTATTTTGTAATGAAGATAAAGTCAAATTTAAAGTAAATGATTTATTATCAGGAAGATTAGGTAAAGATGTGGTTTCATTAATTCTAGAAGCAATCATTCTAGGACTAGACATATAATTATCACCTACAAGAGTAATACTTTCAAATCCTTTATCTACAAAAGGAGATTCTGATCCATCTACACTGGTGGATGTAACAGTTCTAACTTGACCTGTTACAGTGGTTCCTGTTGGTGTTATATTTTGAACCATAGGAGTTATAATATCAAATGGTATATTTTCAGTAGATAAAATATTATCAGAACCAGTAGATTTAGTTTGATTAAACTTAAGTTTAGGTAAACTAGTTCCAGTAGATCTATCAACACCATTAGAAGACATATCCACTTTAATATTATAGAAATCTAATCCTCTAGGATCAGTAACAGTGGCATCTGCTAAATTATGATTAGTATTAATTCTTCTTAAGGAAACACCATTTAATTCATACTTACGAACAAAATCATTTGCATCATGAGTTAATGTGGGAGTGGAATCAACTCCTCTAGTTACTCCAGTTAAGGTATTAGCAGTTACTCCACTATATGAGAGTATTTCTGATCCAACCTTAATAAATCCTAAGTTTGTAGAACCAATACCAACATTTTCAAATTCAGCAAAATTTGTTGCATCATCTAATACAATAGATCCTGTGGAAGTAGAAGAATATTCTGCAGCTAATTGAGTGGCAGGAGCATCAGTATTAACTCCATCAATAGTTACTGTATTCTGAGATGAATACATTCCATGGTTCTTTTGATTAACTTTTATATGAAGTCCATCACTAGTAACTGCTGGAGTCCCTGATAAGAATACATTTCCCCCAGCTGCACCATTAAGATCTGTAGCAGCAGCTCCTGCAATGTATTGGATTGTTTTTCCAATACCAGTTGCAAATTCCCCTTGAACATTATCAAGAACAAATTCATTGATCCCTGTTATAGAGGCTATGGAGAATTGAATACCTGATCCTAAAGAAGTTAATCCAACAGTAGAAACTCCAATCACATCACCTACAGAATAACCACTACCACCACTAGCAACAGTTGCAGCAACTGCTACTCCATTGGTTATGGTCATATTCAATGTTCCATCTCTACCACTTCCAGTCTGAGTGACCATGGGAACAAAATTATATGTTGTGCTACCAGAGGAAGGTGTGTATCCTACACCAGCATTAGTAATAGTTAAATTACCAGTTGCTGTTCCTCCAGAACCAACATATCTTCCAGTAGCATTGCTTCCTTGTTGAGAAATTAAATTACCAATGGCTACAGCACTGTCTGATATTGTTGTGTTGAACCCTATTCTTATTTTATTTGATTTAATTTCAAAAGAATCTTTGAGTAAAGGTGAAACATCATCAGAGAATGTAACTAAAGGAGGATTTACGAAATTAATAGTTCCAGTTGGTTCTATGAATACTGCTCTATAAAGAGTAAATTTAAGATCTTCATATTGACTTGGATTCCAAGTTTCTCCATTTTGAGATTTAAATAAAGATCCTAATGTAGGTTGAACTCCAACAACTATTTGCTCAGCTTCTGGTCTATCCTTTGATTGAACATCAGTCTCTCCCATTCTAGAAATCCAAGCAGTATATTCACTACTTGTAGATAAAAGAACTATAGAATAAGATTTTCCACCTGGAAGATATACTGGAGATGGGAATCTAACTTGAGTAACAGCAGTGGCATCTGAAGATATATTAACATTTTCTGGTTCTAATACTACCTCACTAAAAGGAATTATTTCTGTGGTAGGAAGACCTGCTTTCATAGTTCTTAATTGAACAGTTACAGGCAATGATTCATCTTTAGTTCCAAAGAATAAATCTACTTTAGTAACAAAAATACCATCTGTTTCTGCTACAAAGAAAGATTGAGCTAAAGGATCTTGTTGACCCATTCCACAAGGATCATCTAATTCACTATAACCACCAGCTTCTACACCAGTAAATGATGATATTAGTGCAGAAGATTCAGCAATTGCAGCTGCACCTGCCTCACTTGATTCAAAAGCAGCAACTGCTTCTTCATTATTAGCAAATTCAATATGCTCCACCATTCTAGCTTGAACAGCTTCTGGAGAAGCATCAGATCCTAACTCAATAGCAATAGCAGTGGTCCAATATAAAGCAGCACCTTCATCTAAAGCAGAATCACTCCCATTTACTTCAATATATGCTGCAGCTATTGGATCTACAACAGCAGGGAAAGTATCTTCAAAATCAGATACACTCATCTCAGCTTCCCCAGCTGCAACTGCCTCTGCAGTTCCTACCACTGTCTCAGACATATCTTTAGAACCACCTGCCTGATACTCTGGAGGTAGTCCTACAAATACTTCTAAAATTTCTTTAATATGAGGAACTGTTTCTCCAGTGTCAGGGACTATATATTCTTTAGGTGGGTTATCTTCATCAATATCAATAACAGGAGTAGTGTCTATAACTTCTTCATCAATAGGGTCAGTTTCAATATCTGGGATAATATCTATTGTTGGTTGTCTAGTGTCTACTATTCTTGAGGATGATGTTGAAGTTGTGCCTCCTGTTAATGATTTACTTTCAACTCTTGTTATAATATCAGTATGGATATTTTTTACACTAATAATAGTAGATTGAAGAGTTTCAATATCTCCAGATGATTCAAATATTTCTGTAGCATCTGTGGTAACAAGTCCCTCATTTTGAGCATTAAGTGCACTACTTGTAAGTCTGAATACCTTTTTACCCACATCAAATTTTGGTGTGGTTATATCATTAGGATTAGGAATAAAGAAAGATCCAAGTAAGTTTCCTAAATTATCACTCTTAAGTCTTACATTAGAAACAGTAGCTTGAGCATTAGATGTTTGTCCTACTAATCTAAGATTTTTTTCAATAAATCCAAAGAAAGTATTATCTGATTTAGTTGATAAAGTATCTAAATCTACATTCAGAAGAACAGATGTTGAAGAATATAATTCTGGGACATTAACAGTGGTAGAAGCACCAGTTGAATCAGAAGGTTCTAGTGTAGATTGATCAAGTGGTAGGTTTGTTCCTACATCAGGAGTAATTGTATCTATTATGGGTCTTGAAAGAGTTAATCTTGCATCTTGTTGTTCTAAAACTGAAGAACCAAATAGAGAAGTAAATTGATAATATGGATTAGGTCCATATGTTTGAGTTGGAGAATCAATGGGTCCCCTCTTATGATTTGATTGTGCTACTTTAAATCTAATTAACTCCTTGCCATCAGAATTAGTTCCTACAACAGTTTCACCAATTTCAAAGGTTCCTGTTGTCATTGAAATTTCAATGAGTTTTGGAATAATATATTTTGCAACATCTTGACCATCAAAAAATGCGTATAACTTGGTAGAAGGTCTTAAAGTTCTAGCATCAAACTTAATATTTCTAGACCTCATATAAGCAGCTATCTGTGTATTAATGACTTTAGGTCCATCATTAATAGTGCTAAATGTCTCTCTAATAAGTTGCTTAGAAGCTGTTCTACTAGTGCTTCCAACACGTCTTTTTGCTGTAGATGTAGTTTGTACTAAATTATTACCTTGCCATGATGAACTATTAGAACTAGACATAACTTCATATCCTGTCCAAGTTTCACTCCAAGAACCCCAAGTTACTGGACCATAACCAGTTCTTGAATCAAATCCTCCAGCATCTATTTGTTCAGTTGATTCAGTATAAGTAGTAAGATCTTCATGCTTTGCTTCTAATACAACTTGATCTACCCATACTTCAGATGATGGGAGTAAATCTACAGTTCCTCCATAATAACTTACAAGATATGGAGTAACATTTTCTACTCTTGTGGCAAAAGGTTGTTCAACATATACAGTCTCCTGATAATTTAAAGTTAAGCATCTGCCAGTTTTTACAATTCCATTTGCACTATTCAAATCTAATTGTAAATCAAGTTCAGTTGTATATGGAGATGGTCTAAGTTCTCCATTTTTAAAATCAATAGAATTTTTTACTATGGTAGTTTTTATTTGATTTTCTGTGCTTGAGAAATCATCTACAAAAAATCCAGATTTAAATCTATTCAACCCATCACTATCAGTGATCTGCATATTTAAAGTTTCATTTTCTAGTAAAGTCAGTGATGTATAAAATTCTAAATTCTCAATTCTTTTTTCAAGTTTATTGATATCACTCATTTGATATCTCTTATATTGAGCAAGACTAATGCTTGCTTGATTAACATTAAACAAATACGCAGGTAATTTGATAGAGGCAACTTCCAATGCTCCATCAATAGGAACAGGAAATTCTGGAGTCTCAGCTGGCACTCCTTTTATTAATTGAAAAATTCCATTTTTAGATAGATAAATTTTATCAAATCTAGGTAAAAAGAATGAATAATCTAATAATATAGAACCATCAGATGCTAAAATATTTGCAGCTGAATTGCCATCACCATCAAAAGATCTACCTAAAAACTCAAAAGGAGATCTGGAAGTTCCTGAAAAATCAGTAACTCTAGGTCTTATATCAATAATATCACTTACTCTAGTATCATTAATTGCAGGTAAATTTGTATAATCAAAATTATCATAAGAATTTACTGTAGTAATATCTCCAGTGTCTGCTGCAGAGAAGAAAGCAGATTCAAAGATGATGGTTATTTGTTTAGATGGTGCATCAAATCCAGGTTTTCTTATTAGTTTAGCATAATCATAAATGGTGCTTCTTTGTCCATCATCATAAACAAATTCATCAGTTATATTATTAGAACCTACAGCGAGAGCATCTACTGTAGCAGTAATACCAGACTCTTCAAAAGTAACTGTTTCTCCAATCTGAAAACCATAATCATTTAGTAAGGTATAATTGATAGCGCTGTCTGTATTTTTGCTAACATAAATTGCACAGCATTGACTAGTATCTCCAACAAATTTTTCCCCAATTAACAAATCACCAGTTCTTGCAGTGTCACTATTAATAGAAGATAAAGTTAAGACTGGTAAATTTGGAGCACTAGCATTTGATGATTCATATATTCCATAAACCCTCATCACATCAGGAGTATTTAATGAAATTTCTTCATCTTGAACTCTAGTTCCATAAACTGTGCCATGAGTTAGTCCATCATTTAAAGTAGTAGTTCCAATACCAGATTGAGAATTTATAGAATTTGATATTGTTAAAACATTAATCTTTTGTTTTTCTTTAATTTTTTCTTTTGCCTTTACTTTTCTAAGAGTTGCAATAAGTTTAGCAGGACCAGATCCAGATAAACCACTAATTGTTATTTGAGTAGATCCAGTGTTAAACTCAAATTTATCTGCAGATAAAGATTCTGTAGTTCCATCAGTTCTTATCAAAACATAATCTTCCTCATCATAAGGTAAAAATGTTTGATTAGCATCGCCACTACTAATAGCACCAGTTGTGTTGCTAGAAATAGTTACATCAAATTGTTTTCTAATTGTTATATGAGAATTTGTTAAATTTACATTAGAAATATTATCTTTAGGTAACTCTGTATATAAGTTATTGTCTGTAGAAGATTGGAATTGAGAAGTTAATATCTTAAAATTTGATGGATTAATAGTTGTAATAGGAAGACCACCATCACATATTCCAGTAACACTAGTAACTCCAGAAATAGTTAAAGAATTTTGTGATACACTTTCAACTCTTGCAAAAGAAACAGTGCTCTTTCCTGGATTTGTATACTCTACAATATTTCCAACAGTAGCAATTCCAACAAAGAATTTACTTGGATTTGTAAAAGTAACTGTTGAAATACCTAAGGAAGCTCCAGAAGTAGTAGCAATACTAATATTAACTTCCCCTATATTTGATAGTACACTTTGTTTAACATCAGCATTAAATGTGCTGGCAGTGCTTACAGTTCCATTAATAGATTTAACATCACTAGTGGTAAAAGCTGTAGATCCCACTGAAATATTACCACTCTCTATTCCATTAAAAATAAATTGTTCCCCAGTGATAAATTTACCTTTAGTATTATATAAAGTAACATCAGTTGAACTAGTTACAGCACTTCTTAAAAATCCAGTGGCTCCACTAGACTTTCCTTTAACATGAGTAGGAACAGCGAGTGTTGCTGGAGTGTTTAAAGCTATTTTTGTATATGTTTGAATGTCATATAATGCAAGATCCCACTCATTTTCATTAGGATTAGATGAATTATAAGATCCAGATTCTAATGCAAAATCATATATACGTGCCAATCCAATTTCATCACCAGCAGCTGTGGTAGATGCAGCCCCTATTCTTTGATCTCTTAAACTTACAGTGTAATCAGTTCCTATTCCCAAAATAGGAGAACCAGAAACTCTATTTAAAGTAAATGTAGGTCCAGTTACATAATTAATACTTTGACCTTCTAAAAGTTTTGTAGTTCTTGGTTTATCAAAATCTAAAAAAGTAGGAGTTATAGTTTCTACCTCATATCCTTCAATATAAGCTTTTCCTGGTGTTAATCTATAAGTTCCTAAATCATCAGAGGGACCATTATTATTATAAGTTAATTGATTTGAATTAAAAATTCCATTATTTCCCTGATTATTATTTAAAGTTTCTCTAGCAGTGAGAGAAAATGGTCTAATATAATAATTTCCTGATTCATCAAATGTTCTCTTGGCTAATTCATTACCTAATTCATTATAATCATTTTCTGTGCGCACATAAGCCAAGTTACCATTTCTAATCTCCATCAAACTTATAAAATTAGATGGTTTTGTATCTCTTATGCTTAATGCTTTTAGTCTTACTTGTATACTTAATCTATCAGCTCCTGGAGCAGTATAATTGCTATATCCAGCAGCGTTATCATTTAAAGATTCATCTGAATCAGAGTTTACTATGGTTTCTTTAACTTCTAATCCAATTTGAGCATCAACATTACTGACATAGGGACTTATGACAACTGTTTGTTCAGGTACATCTACAAAAAATCCTCTTACAAAATAAATTCCATTAGATAAAACAGCAGCACTTCCAACAGCTGCAGCACTTATTGTAACAGTTTGAGCAAGTGGTTGACCTGATTGAAAAATTAAATTATTACGAGTGGATATTGCATTACCATCTAATAATAAACTTTCTCCATCAGAAAATACTTCATTACCTTCACCACCAGTATTTAAATATGAAATAAACAATACATAAAAATTAGTTCTAGTAGGACGTCCAATATATGATTTTATTTTAGCTTTAACTCCAGAATTACTACCAACTATGATTTTACCAACTAAATCTGGCAAATATGATTTTACATCTATTCCCTCATTTGATATTTGAATTTTAACTGAATCATAAGCACCATTAAATCTAACTCCACCCCCAGTAACAGAGGCACCATCCTTAAATATGTGACTACCAAATTTTTCAATCTGACTTTGAAGTAAAGATTGAATTCCTGTTAATTCACGTGCTTGTACTGGTGTTCCAGGTTTGAATAATATTTTGCAATAACTACTTTTAGAATCAAAATCGTCAAAGTAAGGAGCGACGTTTAAATTGGTTTCCTGTGGCATGATTCTTTAGAATTGCAAAATGACTTTGATATCTTCTCTTTGGTTAGCAGACCTAGTGATGGAAGGTCTATTATCCACATAAATTATATTTCCAGAGTACTTTTTAACTTCAGGATTAGAAACTCCTTGAATAAAACTCTGTCCCAGAAAATATTTTCTATTATTTATTACAGTACTTATACCAGGACTTCCTGTAGTTCCAAAATTAGTATCTATTCCTAAAGTACTTTCATTACTAGCAATATTAACATTTCCTCCACTAGTAGGATTTGCTGTAAATCTATTAAGGGCAAATCCATAAGTAGGGTCTGTTCTCAAAGTTCCATCACTATTAAATCCAACTAAACTTTTGTCTTGCCAATACTTTAAAACACCAGTGGTTTGATCATATGATGCCACTCTACCAACAGCAGTAGATCCTACACCAATGGTTTGAGTAAATTCACTATCTAAATCAAAAGTAGCTGTGGTATAACCAGACCCAACTAATTTTAAAGCATAAAGGGCACTAGCTTTAGAAAGTTCAAGATTTGAAGTAGAATCAAAAGCCTCTGGATTCTCAACAATTCCTATTCTAGCTATTTGATTTCCTGTAATAAAATCAGGATTTTCAGCATCATTTTCAATTCTAGAGTAAACTAAAACGTTACTTGCACCTAATTCTCTATAAATATCTGCTCCATGACCACCTTGAGGTGGAATTATAACATTAAATATAGGATCTGTGGTTCCATCAGGAACTCCACCAGATTTTAGATCTAAAGTTCCATAAGTATAACCAGTTCCACCTTTAGAAATATCTACAGATTCTACTTTTGCATCATTATTAATAACTATGGTTGCTTCTGCACCACTACCATCCCCATTAATAGGAACTCCTGTATAGGTTCTATTAGCAGTTCCTATACCAGATCCTCTATTGACAATAGTGACAATTTTTAATTGACCACTGCTAGAGGCATTATCTCTTACTGAAGCATTATCTGTGCCTGTCTCCCAATCTTCTGGCACTGGAATAAAGTTAGTAGAATCAAATTTAGTAATTTCAGTTGGTTTAATTGTATAAAGATATTTCCAAATATATCCATCACCACTATTACCTGCTGCTTTAGGTTCAAGGTCTGTAAAACCAGGTTGATCTAAAGATGGTCTACCTGAAACATTTTCTGGATTTGTTCCATTTTGAAGACAAATATAAACTTTAAAATCTTCATTAATAACATAATATTTGGATGAATATAAACTAGTTGCTCCAGATGGTTTTGCTATATTGGTTCTACTAATATCCCCTCTATACATGTCATAAGTTACACCTGAAGTCCAAGTATACTTACTACACATTCTACGTATGTCAGAAGTTGTAACCTTCTTCAACGCTACCATAGTATCCCAATAATCATTCTCCTGATCAAAACTATCTTTTGGAGAAGGAGGATTAGCATTCCATGTGGAGGAATAACTAGTAGCATTAGGTAAACCAACAAAAGAATAATAAGAATTAACTGAAGAAGTTGCAGTAGAAACAAAATTCTTCGCATTCAATATTCTAAGTTGATCAGTTATAATGGCAGCCATTTTGTTATTTTTTAGTTATTTATTGAAGAATTATATAGATGGATAAATTACAATACTACCACCCATAGTATTAAAGTTAGTAGCTTGATAATAAAGAGTGTTAGGAGCACTATAAGGAACTTCAAATTGCAACTGAACATTTTGGTCAGCATCATTGTTAGTGACACCAACATTCCATTGACTACTTACAGATCCATTAGCACCTGATTGTATTCTAAGTTGAGCAGTAGAAGTGTTATTAAAATAATAAGTTTGTCCTCTAGCAAGATATAGAGTTGGATCACTAGTTACTGTCCCTCCTAATCCAGGACCAGTAAAGGTATAGTGAGCAGTGCCAGAAGCACCAACTTGCCAACGTCCACCAGTAGGACCACCATACTCACCAGCAGTGCATAATCCAACAAATGTTCCTACCCCAGTAACTCTTAAATTGGTATTAGTTGTATTAGTTGTAAATCCAGTAGAAGTCTTAGAACTAACAAAAGTAGAGATACCAGTTACTGTAAGATTGGTATTAGTTACATTAGTTCCAAAACCAATAACTGCAGTTGTAACACCAGTTATATTAGCGTGAGTGGAATTGAAATTAGTAGCAGTTGCAGTGGTGGCAGTAAGAGTTGTAATATTTGATGTAGCTATAGTGCTAACACCAGTTACTGTAAGATTGCTATTTGTTGTATTAGTTGTAAATCCTGTGGCAGTTTTAGAACTAGCAAAAGTAGAAACACCACTTACATTGAATTGAACTGCATTAACGCTATTAGAAGTAAATGTGGTTATACCTGTTGCTTGCAATCCACCTATGATACTAGTCTCTCCAGTAATTTTTGATCCAGCATTTACCACTAAACCATCAGTTACTGTAAGAAATCCACTAATTCTACCTCCACCAAGAACTGTTAATCCAGATACAGCTGTGGTTGTTCCTATGCCAACATTTCTTCCTACAGTGTTTATTCCTGTTGAATTTAAATTCCAATAAGAGGATATACCAGTTGTTTCAAGAGCAGTAACAGTAACTTGTCCAAAAGAAGTACTAATACTTATATTAGACCCAGCAGCTATAGCTGTTACAATTCCTGGAGATAAATTAGTTCCATCTCCTGCTAAAGTATAAATTTCATCAAAATTATCATTTATTTTTTCAGCACCAGCTAGAAGGGTATCACCCGTTCCATCATTGGGAGATGAGCCAGTACTAATACCTTGTTTAGCCATCTTGTCTTTACAATTTAGAGTTATTTAGTCATATTCAATAGATCTCAAAGGATTGAATCTTTGAATGTAAGCTGAGGTAGATATTCCACCAGTTCCACCATCACCATAGAACTTAAATGATCTAGGTTCAGCTCTTACACCTAATCCAACTTTACCAAAACTATAATCACCAAAGAAAGGTTGATGATATATATCTCCACTGAAAGTAACACCTAGACCAGCAGAATCAAATTTAGTTGAAGTGGAATCAAATTTTAATATGGATGAATCAAATGAATCAGATGTAAATTTATCTATATTTACAAATACCCTTTTAACAAAAGTAGTTGCTGTTCCTACAGTTGATAAACCAATAATAGTATTAGCAATACTTACAGTATTAACATCAACTACCTGATAAACATTATCAACAAATTGGGTGCATATTCCTGTAGTAGTTATACCATTAGCATTAAACGACTTCAGTGAAGTATTGGCATTTCCAACATTGGAATTATTTACAATAAAGAAATCATTAACAGTTAAAGAACTTAAAGTAACTGCAGTTCCTGTTATGGTAGAATCTCTCAAAGGAGAATTTAAAGGAATATGCATATCAAAAATTATTCTATTTCTACCACCAACAGTGGTTGTACCAAATCCAACTACTGTTCCAAAATCTCCAGAATAAGTAACAGAAGTAACCTTTTCAACAGCACTAGATGCTTGAGGAGGTCCTATAAGAACTGCAGGTGGAGAAGCAGTAGTATAACCACTTCCAACTGAATCTAAAGTAATAGATTCTAATATATCACTATCCATTGCAGCAGTAGCAGTTGCTCTTTGAGTAGTTCCAAATCCAACAGGTTGTTCTATAGAAACATCAGGAGTGCCTGTATATCCCATACCAGAATTAGAAATTACAAATGAACTAATAGTTCCAAATCCAGAAACTATTGCAGTGGCTGCTGCCCCTATCAAATCATCCTGAGATATAATTTGTATAGTCCCTTGACCATCATAATTTTCAAAAGAATTATCAAAGAAAGTCCTAACACTCTCTACATAAGCCACTGTAGAACTCGTTGATACTGGTGAAATTAAATTACTGGTAGGGAAGATTAAAGGTTCATAATGTGGTCTATCTTTAGTAACTTCATTACCATCTATGACTTTATCAACAAGTTGTCTTGACCATGTAATAGATCTTTCATAAGTTTCATCAGTATTAATACCAACAGAATCATATGGATTAGTAGTAGCATTATCAGCTGCATTTACAGCAGTTACTATTCTAGGACCTTGATCAAATTCAAAATTATCATCATGCAATCTAACTTCATCACCTTTTTTAACAGTTTCTAAAACATCAACAAGAGATGTATCAACTGAGCCAGTTCCTCTATAGAATAAAATCTTAGAGGTATCTCCTGCTTTTGGTGGTTCTTTAAATGTAAGATAACTACCACCTTTAAATTCATATCCAATTTGAGGAACCTGAAGAATATCATTAATGAACACTAGAAGTGTGTATTCTACATCAATAGGAGATCCTACTTCAGTATTGATTGTTTGTTGCTCATCATCAATTTTTAAAGCATATGTAAGAGTTTGTCCATCAAATAAAGAATCTAAGGGATCAAAGACTTGGAAATCACCAACAGTCCATGCAGCAAAAGTATCACTAACAGTTTCTTGAATAGTAAGTTCAAATTGTCTAGATGGACTAAAATCAGCAGTGGTTGGAATACCCACACTACCACCAACACCCACTGTTAGAACTGCTGAATCACCATAACCAAATCCTTCTTTAATTATTTGGAAGTCAATAACACTAGAACCTTGTCCAACAACTATATTTGCAGTTGCTTCTGATCCCACTCCACTAGAAGATGAAGTATAGAACAATCGCATATTATCATATGATAATGGTTCATCTATGACAACTAATGGAGGATTGGTTGATGTATATCCAGTGCCAGGATTGGTAATTGCAACACTTACAATATTACCATTATTAATTGCAGCAGTACCAATAAATTCTATAGCTGGTGTTCCAGTGCTTAATGTTTGAACTCCTACATTAACTATAGATTGAATTCCTGGTCTATAACCAGAACCACTATTACCAATGCTAATAGAACTAATAGTTCCCAATCCAGAAACAATAGCAGTACCACCTGCAGAAACTAATGGTTGATATCCAAAACCCTCAGTAGATCCAACAGAGACTATAACACCACCCAAAGGAACATTTGCTGTGTTTGGATCAGATGCAACAGAACTTGTAGAACCTGTAAACTGAATGGTAGTGACACCAACTGCATCTGTATCTTCAATAAGAGTGTAGTTTCCAGTAACAGTTACCTCATCTCCAGTTCTCTTAGGAGACTGGAATATCTGATTAACCAATATGATAGCGTTACTGGTAGAGAAACCTGCTACATCCTCTCCATCTTGTTTAAGAGTGAACTCTGTAGTAAGACCTGTAAAATTAGCAGAAATATCATCAAAGATATAATTTTGAGAATAAGGTTCAACAGTTGTATCTTTAATTCCAGATCTCATGAAAGATCTTCCATTAAATGTTGAGTGAGTTGCTATTCCAACAAAGTCTATTTCATCTGGTTCATTACTAGAAGTTGAAAGAGGAACTAATCCTGCAGGTGCAGCATAGAAGTTAATAGTGCTGTCAACAATATTATAATTACCTTCAATTTTAGTAACTAAAGATCCAGAAGTATGTGATGCTAATCCTGATCCCATCCAAGGTCTAGATACTAAGAGAATATTTGTATCACCTACTCCAACAGAGTTTACCTTCATAATCTCATCATCTATCTTCAACAAATCTCCACCACTAATAGAAGTGATACCAGAAATTTTTATCTTATCAGTGCTACTATCTGCTACTGCAGATAGAACTGTGGTGACTGATGTTGCAACTATGGGTTGTTGAATTACATTATCAAGACTAATGATACATCTTGAATTTTGTTTTTTAGATGTAAGTGAATGAGAAGTACCTATACCAACAGAAGTAATATCTAAATGTACAGGAACAGTTTTTAATGCATTTTGTGCAGTGGATGCTAATTTTAATGTGGAGTCATTAATTTTAATAGCAAATACTTTATCTGGGAGTTTATCTGTGCTTCCATATCCAGATATAGTTTGAGTGCTAATACCAATAGCAGAAGTGGTTCCTGCTCCCAAGTGCCTATAAGTTAACTCCTCACCACTAACAAAGAAATGATTTGGAATTTTAATAGTATCTCTGAGAGGACTGACTACAGTAGATGCTCCTCCTACAAAATTTCTCTTAAATATTGGATTCTGTCTATGAGAAAGTTCAAAAGCTAGAGCTATATCAGCGCCAGTACCACTATAAGTTCCTTCACCAGAATCAATAGTAGCATTTTCTAAATCAATTTGAACTTCTGTATTGTCATCATCCTTCACTCTAATTGCATTTTGATATACTTGAACTACAACATTTTTACTTGCTATTGGAGTAAATGTTATATTAGTATTAGTCCCATCCACTTCAGCATCAAATGTTCCAATTGGTGCAGATGTTTCTACATTTCCATATTCAGTAATATATGATGTTGTGCCATCATCTATTACAATCAGCTCAGATATTGAATGATGACTATCAGTGGTATTAGTGACAACTGCAAAACAATAAGCAGCTGAATATAATTGATTATCATATGTTGCTACAGTAGTAGCAGATGGAGATCCACTTGAAGATATAGAAGTTCTTCTAGAATCAAATGATCCTGTTTGCAATGCAGTTGTACCAATTCCAGTAACATCATTATCTGCTACATTAATTGATAATGTGTTGGTGGTAAATGTGGTTGCAGTGGATACATTAGGATGTAAATTAATACTAATACGAGATCCTGCAATAGAAGCACTATAAGTACCAAGTCCAGGAGTTCCAGATCCACTACCCAAATTGTCTGATGTTAATTGTCCATATTCCACTAAATCAACTTCTGTTCCATTATGAACTATGTTTAATTCTTCATATTCAAAATAAGACTTATCACTAGATGCATATGAAACTAAAACCTTTGCTGCTCTATAAGTAGAAGCAAATGATACTATTGAATGAGATGTTGAAATTCCTAATGGTATGTCTGTGGTTCCACTTACAATTGAACAAACTGAACCAAGAGCAGTAGAAGCTATTCCAGCTGCGCTATCTGAAATATTATATGCAATAGATGAAACATCATAATTATTAACTTTAAATTTCTTGGGGAAGAATAATAATCTTCCATTCTCACCACTAATATCTAAATCAAAAGATCCCAATTCTGAGGTAAATTCTCCACCATCTGTATGAGTTGCTACAGTGCCATACTGGTTTAAGAGCATATTACCCTTATTATTATGAATCAAAGAAACCAGCATAACCTGTCTTTCTTTAGTAAATCTTCTATCACGAACAAAAGTAAGATATTTTCTAGATCTTGTATTTTGAAGTTCAAAGTTATCAACAGCAGAAAACTTGTCTATTCTCTCAGTATTATTAAATGATGGACTTATATCATCAAAGTTTAATACTCTATTACCTATTGAAGAAGTAAAGTCTTTAATTCTTCTAGATTCAAAGATTACTTGATCAGAAACTACTTTATTGTCTATTCTTAATGTTTTTTCTCTAGCAAGATCAAAATCAAATACAGTATTCATATCCATGATGGATATCAAATCTGTGATAACATCAAATTTACTTTCTGTTTGTGAGGTGCTTACTCCAACACTACATTCATCTCTTATAACTAAATCACTAAATTTTTTAAATCCTGCAGTGTGATTTAAAGATGATACTGCATTTTCCCATTTTTCAAGTGGAACTTCAGATTTAATTGCATAAGAGAAGTATTGATAATAATCACTATCAAATAATCTTTGATTATCAGTATTTAAAAATCCACTATCATCTTGCCAACCTTCCTTAACTATGGCAGAAGACTCTACATCATATAAAGATCTATGTGCCACAACTTGAGTTATAGTCCCTTTTACACCAGAAGATTTTCCAGTAACAATATCATCTACTTCATAATCTTGAGGTGATGATATTTTCAAAAATCCATTTGTTTCATTGAAAGATTGAAGAACTCCCACAGCTTTATGTGAAACTATGGTCTCTCCAATATCAAATTTATTTCCTTTCAAAGAAATATCAAAAATTGGAAAATCTTCTTCATTAATAACTCTTCCAGCAGAAGATGCAGGTTTAAATGTTCCAGCAATTTTTCCTTCAGGAATTATACCAGATAAACTGTAACTTATAGATCCAGCAGCACCACCTATGTTGGCATCTGTTGATAAAATCTCAAATAATCTAAAATCATAACTTGCAGAGTTATAACCAATTCCTGTAGTTCCAACTCCAACACTAACTCCCTCAATCATTACTTTTTTACCAGTTTCAAATGGGAAATTTGAAAGACTCGTAAATGTAGCACCTAAAGTTACTGTTACTAATTTTGTCCCAAAGTCAAAGTCCATTCCAGAAATTTTAATTCCATTAGAATTGCTAATTGGACGAATTATTGGCGTAACATTGTTTAAAGATTTGGTATTCCTTAAAATAGTAACTTCCTCATCTCCTAGTTCGTAATCTAAATCAAGATCACTAACCACTTTTTGAGTTGTTCCATCTAAAACAACTAATCCAGGAGATTCTAGATAATTATTTCCAGATGAAGTAATACCAATTCTTTTAAGAGATTCTAAAGCATCAACCTTTACTAATTGAGGAATTTGAGACTCTGGCTTAAGACTTCTATCTGCTGAGTAGTCAAATCCAATATCTTGAATATCAACATCAAGTATTCTTCCAATGTTAGAACCAAAAAGTTCTAATATAGCACCACTACCAAAATCAGATCTTATACTACTAACTCCTGGAAGAGATCTATATCCATTTCCCCCATTTTTCAAGTTAACTGAATTTATAGGTCCAAATGCATTTCTACTAAAAGTAAAATAAGAAAAATCACCATCAGTTTCATTATATTGAAGTTTTGGAGGGGATTTTCTAGCAGAAAAACTAAAGGTTGTAGTTCCAACACCAACCACAGGAAATAAAGAATTTAAAGGATTAATTTCTTGATCTAAAGTATTGGCATTTTCAATATTTAAATTATCTGTAATAATTTCTTTCTTAACTACTTTATTTAAAGTATCATTTACTGGTATTAAATTATAATATAATACTTTAGAAATTTCTTCTACATTTTTAATAGTTACATTTGCAGTACTATCAATACCAATCTTACCAGATGAAGTTAAATTAAAAGTATCAGTTAATGATGAAGAATAAAATCTATCAGTTAATAATTTATCATTGTAAATAGCAAAATCAAATGCACTGTATAAAACTCCATTATCACTAAATGCTAAACTAGAATCAGAGAGATCAAACTTAATTTGTTGATTTTTTTGTGTAAATATTTTAGGATTAACTGAAGAAATAACACCATCTTGTGCATCAGTAATATTAATTGTTTCAGGAATAATTTTTACAGATTGATAATGTTGATTGCATAATTTAATTTTGTCTTTATCTACAACTGCGACATAATAAATCCCATTATCAACTAATCCACCTGGTGAAGTTGTAGCAGTAGAAATAACTTTTTGACCACTGATATAACCATGATCAGATATGGTGATAGTATTATCTGTTGTGTTGATACCTGCTTTAATATAAGCTCTAGGATTAATAACTAGTCTTCTATTAAAATCATTATATGCCACATTTATAGTGGTAGTTACTCCACTCAAAACAGTAAGATTTATAGGATCAAGATCCTTAAGACCATGAGTAGAGGCAGTTGATACTGTTGCTAAAGTTCTATTTGCTGTGCCAGTTAAAACATTAGTAAAGTTTGTTTTAAAACTATGATTTAGTCCAGTCCCAATTCCAGTAAAAAATAAAGTGCTAATATTAGTGGTGCTATTAATACCTGTTAATGATCCAGTAGATCCTAATCCAACTCTAGCAGTGGCTATACCAATTAAATCAGAGTTAACTGGTGCAGCAAATAAAGTTTGTTCATTAGAGAGGGTAAAGGACATAATACCATCAGTTGAAACCCCTAAAGCAGTTCCATCATTAGTCTTATAAGTTAACTGATCTCCTAATTTTAAACCATGTCCTTTAAAATAAATGGATTTAGTAGGAATAAATATTTCGCTTATTCCAGTTCCTGGATTGGAGAACACCACAGTAGATCCAATACCAACTCCTGATAAAGTTCCTAACCCTACAGAATCTGCAGGATTGAAATATAATTCAGTGTTATATCTAAGACTATTGCCAATATTGTCAGTGTTATTAATAAATTTAAAGTTTCTTGGTTTAGATTCTAACTTAGAAGTTGCAGTATGAGCAGATCCTATGGTAGAATTGTGATTTCTTAAAACTCTAAGTCTTTTGCCATCTAAATCTACATTTAATACTTTTACTTGCTCAGTGCCTATACCTAGAACGTCATTAGGTCTAACTGAGAATATATCTCCAATTTGACCACCAACATTAAAGAAAGTAACAAGACCAGTAGCGCCAGCAGAGCTTATTCCAACATCTAAATTAAATCTACTTGTAGTTACTCCAACACTAAAGATTTTATTATTAGTCAATCCACTAGTGCTCAATCCAGTAATGGTAAGGAATTCTAATAAAAATAAATTATGAGGAGATGTAGTATATCCTACAATTTCTCCTGGTCCTCCATGAGGAACAAATTCTATATTTTCAAAAGTAGTATTGGATACACTGATATCAGTTATAGTTTTTCCTTTAATTGACTCTACTTTAGCCTCAACTCCAGTTCCACTAGTTCCAGAATTATCAAATTCTATAATATCATTTATTTTAAAATTATTACCTCCTGTTTTTATTCCTACATCAATCACTGATCCAATGGATGTTGAAGTTATTGAAGTTTTTTGTTTTCTAATAGCGTTTGGATCTACTAAAAATTCATAAACAGATTTATTAAATAAGAAATTATAAACACTAGTATTTCTTATAAATCCAGTGTTATTAATATCAAAATCATCTTGATTAGAATTAAAAGCAAAATTGTAATCAATAGATTTGTGCTTGTATGAATTACCTATAAAATATGGGAATTGTGGTTGTCTGAAATTTTTAAATGCTCCTTCAGAATCTCTAACATCTGGATTAATGGTAGCAAAATAAGCATATACTCCATTAGGATAGTCTGGAGTTTTACAAAATCTACCATTATGTCTATCTAAATCATTACCCTCTTGGTGCACATAATCTTCAACAAAGAATCCTTTTCCATATATTTCTTCACCTGCAGATGTAAGTGGATTAGGTCTCTCTGATGATATTGAGACAGAGTATCCAGATGTGAGAATTTTTACTTGCCCTCCACCATTATCAGAAAAACCATATGGTCCATAAATTGGAGATCCATCATATGACCACCCAATAATTGGAGAATGATTTATTGAATCTTGTTCAATATCATTCTCTAAAAGTAAATCTGGAACAAAAACTTCTTTATCACCTAAATCTTTTCTAACATTAACAGATTGTCTTAATTTTCTAGGAGAATATAAGTGAGAATATTCTAAACCAGATTCATCTCTAGATCCTTCACTTACCACTCCATCATCAGATGTAATCTGATTATTTTGTATCAATCTTTCTACACTATTAATAGTCCATGTTTTTGGTTTAGAGAAAAACTTAGCACCATCTCCATTTGGAGTAACTGTGATACTTGTGTTTGAAGAACTATATCCAATTCCAGCATGAGATACTACTACAGAATCTATGGTTCCTGATTTTAATATTGGCACTAAAACAACTCCTCTTCCAATTCCACTTACAGTCAATTCTGGAGGAGAATTATATCCTGAACCTTCATTCTTAATTACTACTGATTTTATTTTTCCATCATGAGATACTATGGGAGTTAATTGAGCATCTTTTCCTTTATTTAAAGTAAATTCTGGTTGTCTGTTATAATTAATAATTTCAGATGATCCATATCCAACACCACCATATGGAACATAGACTGATTTTATAGATCCCCTAGCAATGGGTCTTAATTTTGCATTAAAATTCTGACCACTAAATGTAGAGACTCCTATATTATTATCAACTGTTATGGTTATAGGAGGATAATTAAATTCATGAATTCCAGTGCCACCAGAAAATAAATCAACATATTCTTTATTTTTCAGATAGAAATTTTGAGCTGTAGATCCTATTCCAACTTCAGACAATCTAAAGGAACCACCATCTACCTTAGAAACAAAATAATCAGTTTGAGTAGAGAGTCCAGTAATGGGAGTTGTAGACTTAGTATCGTATCTTATTTTATCCCCATCAATATATCCATGATCTTTAATATTGATTGTATTAAGAGCAGTATTAATTCCAGATGAAGTGACTGCAGTTAATCTATTTCTATATCCAATTCCAGAACTAGCAACGCTAACAGAACTAATAATTCTTTTTTGAGAGGCGCAATCAAGTTGATGAATACCTGCACCAAATCCAGTTAAATTTATGGGTGAAATCCCATCTATGGAATCCTCAAAATTTTTATGTAAAGTTACTGTAGTTGCACTTTTAACACAACAAAAATATGGAGCGCCTGTTGTTAATCCAGCTACAGCAGTTTGACCCTCTGGATTATAAATTATGAGTTCTCCATCTCTAAATTTATGAAATGTAGAGAATCCTATAATATTATCAGTGGTGTTTACTAATCCACCAAGTTCTGTGGAATCAAATTCTATAGAATGATCTATTAACTTTAAATTAGCGTGTGCAATGCAACCCCTACCATTTCCACCAGTTATTTTTAAAGTTGGAGTAGTTAGATAATCAAATCCACCATCAACTACATCAATTCTTTCTATATTTCCTTCTACCTCACAAAGAGCAGAACATCCAACTCCAGTTTTGTCAGAAAGAGTAAGAATAGGAGGATTTATTATATCGTAATTTTTTCCTTCACTGGTAACATCTATTTCAGATAATGAACCATAATGAATAATATCATCTGATTTATAATTAGTAATTTCAACTCCATTTACCAATATGCCAATTTTTCCAGATTTAGTTGTTTCTGGAATACTACTAATTGGTTCTTTAATTTTTCTTAGTAGTTTTTGAGATTCTATGCTTTTATTAGCAAAATTTGCCAATTTAAATTTATTATTTGTTACGCTTCCACTAAATGTTACAAAAATATTATTATCTACATTAGAAGAACTTCTAGCAATTTTAAAAATATTCTCATCTATTTTTTTAACAAAATATTCTTCTTCATCTAAATCTAATTTATTTTCACCCTCTCCAGCTGCATATCTTATTTTTTCACCATTAATTAATCCATGATTGGGAATATTAATATCAGTGCTTTCAGAAAATGAACCAGTAAATGTAAGATCTGTTTGTCTAATATCTAAACCTTCATCAAGATAATCTGGTATAGAGGAGGAAGCAATATAAACACAAAGATCATCTTCATCATTGTCTATATAAGAATTTTGAACATTTGTGGTAAATATATTTGCATTAGGATAATTAGATAGATTAGCTTTAGATATTAATCTTTTAATCTTATAATCTACATTGGCAAATAGTTCTCCTGCACCTTTTACTAAAATTTCCTTAGAACTAACTAAACCTATAATTCTACATTCTACATCATTAATAAGAGCTCTGTCTCCTACAATAAAACTATGAGGATCAAAGAGATTTAATTTATAGGTAAAGTTGGAAGAATCTACAAGATCAAAAGATGCTACATCGTAAGTTATAGAAACATTAGGTTGCAAAGATTTAGTAATTAAATCTGCAGAATTAATTCCCAACCCTCTAGGTTCTATAATATCTCCAATTTCATTAAAATTACCAATATTATTTTCTAAATTTAAATTACCTAAAACGCCAGTCACTCTAACTTTTATTTTATTGGATGTTCCTAATCCAGAAAATCCATAAGCAAAAGCATCCAATTTAATATCTTCTTTAGCATCAAGATTTACATCAATTCCACTACAACCAAAGAATTGATTTAATGATTTTGACTTATACTCTATAGTGGTTGATTTAGTAACTAAAGTTCCAGTAGTTCCAAAACCAACAGTGGAATCTACTGTTAGTACAGTAGATCCTACAGAAACAGAGTCAACTAGTTTGGTATTAGGATGAATAGAAAAAATATCAGACAATCTATCACTTTTTTTATCAAAATCTAAACTTAATCTATAAAAAGATTTTCCATCTCTTACTATTTCTTCTACATCACTTACAGCTGCAGTGGCTTGAGATAATCCAGCAATAGGATCTTGAAATAGGTTTCTATTAACAAGATCTGATGGATCTCCTTCAATAGCCTCTACTACTATTTTTCTGGATACCTTATAATCTGCATTTGAAGGAATAAAGAGAAAATCTCTTGGTTTTATTACATCTACATCTTCTCCATATAACGCACGAAACAAAATTTCAAAAGATTGATCAGTTCCTTTAGATGAATAGAAATCTTTTGATTGTTTTATGAATAATCTTTTATCAATATCATCAGAAAGAGCTCTTTCTTCAAAACCAGGTGTAATTTGATTTTTTACTTTTTTAAAAAACTCTTGTAAAAATCTAATACTTAAATTATCAACTGTTGCCCCTGAAGAATGGGTGGAAATGCCTGATTGTGAAAATACAAGGCAATCTGGCTTATTAAGACTTCTATATGAGGTAATTCCACTAAATCCTCTAGAACAACCAGTGAAAGAATTGGTTGTAATTCCAGTATATGTAATAATTTCATTATCAATCTGAATTAATCCATAAGTATCAGGAAATCCAGTAGTAGATTTAACATTAATGATATTATTTGCTATTCCAACATTATCAGACAGAGTTGTAGAATTTACAAGGTCTGTTAATTCATCAATTTTTATATACTTATCAACATTTTGTAAAATATCAAGTGTAGATCCTTGATTTTCTATTGCAGTATAATATTGCTCTAAAAATTCTCCAGCAAGAGGGAAATCTCCTCTTATAAAATCAGGAAGTTGATTTTTAACAACGGAACTAATTTTGACTCTGTTATTTTCTGGCATTTTATAGTGGTGCTAATTTCCTGCTTATAAAAAGGATTAATATAATGATGAGGATGATGATGTAGTAGGAGAAATTGCTCCAGATGATGATACAGTGGATAGAGCAGCATCAGGTGCTGTAGGATCTCCTTGAAGTTCTGGTTGAGTATTACCTCCTAATACATATGTATCCAATGACTGGAGGGATGTATTTTCACCCTCACTTTCAGTTAATCTTGCTATGTTACCTCTAGTGTAACTTGAAGTAGCTGTGTAACTAGTACCAGAAGATCCTTCACCAGCACCTATGGTATCAACTACCATATCTACAGTGCTTTTGCTAACATCTAATTGCAAATAAAGATCCTGTAGACCTATTACATCATTTGATTGTGGACAAGCTGACACCTCTATAATTGGCATTTCTTGAATTTTCTTTGATGTATTTGTAAAAGTAATTGGTTTTAGTAAAATTTCACCTTTGTTATAAAAAATTGTTCCTACATTGGTTTTTACTACCACAGGATTATTTCTAGATTGCAATCTAAAGAGGAATAAAGATCCAGTTTTTTTATCTGCACCTGGTTTATCTCCCAAATATAAAGTATCAGCTTGACCAAATATTGTAAATCCTGATGATTGAATATTATAACCATTTGTATTTTTTATATAAAATGAATTTCCAAAACATAATTCATATTCAGCAGCTTGATTTAATAGGGGTTTCATATCCCTACGTATATTGACTTTAGTAATATTAGATGTTATTGATTCATTACTATTATCTACAACAGTTTGAAATTTACTATATTTAAATTTCGCTCCATATTTATTCAATTCTGTTGAATTTGCATATGAATTAACATTATTTGCTATCATTGTTTTCACTGCTGCAGCATCAGATACTAAATTAGGGTTATAATATGCATTTACATCAACTTCCACATACAAATATTTCAAATCTTGTATTTCGCATACAATTCCAGCAACAGAATATTTTTTTATTAAAGTTTTAATGTTATTTTTAATGGAATTTGGAACATATGGACCATAAAATGGTTTTATGGTGATGAAAACCTTTCCCCACTGAGGTGGATTTAACTCCTCACCTCCAAAAACAGAAACAGACTCTGCTTCAGGGTAAATTTTAGGAATTAATGCCTCATAATCACCTGCTGTAACAGCTCTATTAAAAGCAGAATAGACTTTGGGTGCATAACGCTTGACTGATTCTACAGATTCAATTTCTTTACCACCTAGAGAGTTCTCTATGGTAGTAATAATTGAAATTCCTGTGCTTACAAGATTATTATTGTTATCTACAATCCTACCATTGAATGAAAATGATGAAACATTGTTTCCAGCAGATCCATTTGTGGTAACATAAGAAACTTCAATATAATTTAATGATTCTAGTTTTTTTCCAAAAACACCATCACCAAAAATGAGCTCATATCTTTGATCTTCTACTTCTTGAAGGAAATATACACAAGAGGAAGAGGTAACTTCTATTAAAGTGTCAGAAAATACGTATTTTTTAGCAGCAGTGCTTGCTTCAGTGGAACGAACTTGCACTTCCATGGTAGAAGTGTCAATATTTGCATTTTCTAAAATGTATCTTGAGGGTGGTGCAGGGATTTCAGCAGAAACAGTGAAATTTGAGGTTAAAAATGTGCCTTGAAAAATCTCTATATTGGAAAATGTAGCAATTCCATCAATTACAGGGACTGTGATGTCACTTGGAATAGCAAATGAGTAACTTTCTGACCCAAATACTGATGCAGCAGTGGATACAATACCTTTTTTCAGGGTTAAAGTGACTGGTTTAGTGGTAAATCCAGTTGTATCCACAAAAAATGAAATTATTGCCTTTGCTGCAGTAATAGATCTGGGTGTGTAACCAATATTTCTTGCTAATGCAACTACATTTTCTCTCAGAGTAGCACTATCAATAAAAACTTCATTGCTAATCATGTTAGCATTGTAAGAATTGATGTACGTATTGTATGCCAATACATCAATTATGCTTGAAAGGTTTGATCCTTCAAAGTCATAGTCAGAAAAATTGGAATTTGCTCTCAAATAATCCTTCAAAGAAGTTTTTATTTGATTAAAATCTAAATTTGTGAAATTAACTAGTGCCATTTATCTTGTTGGCTGTAGTGCAAATGCTAATTGTTGAGGAAGAGCATCAATTCCTATGATATTATATGTAATTACCACATCAAAAGCATAACCTTCAAAGTCAGGGGTTGCTTTTACACTCACTAATTTCACTCTAGGTT